GACCCGTACTGAGTGATGTATACGGTGTCCTGAGCCATCTGGAGCAGCTCTGGAGGCACTCCAACCTGTTCTTGGCCCAGAATGATTACCGCATGCTTATTGGTTGGCCACTGGTAAGATTCCAGACTAATGGAATTTTCCACATTATCCATGGCAACCAGATGCAGTGGTCCTACTTGTTCCGCCAACGTGTCAAGTCCTTGCACCAACCGATCCAGTGTTCCACAATGTACAGAACGAACATAGTGGTGAGTACCAACAGTACCACGACGATCATACTGCTTAGACCCATAGATAAAAACTCGTTTAGCCAAGAAAGCATTAGCGTTCCGGATGCAAGTAGCAATATTAAAGTCATTGTATAGGTTGCTGCAAATAATAGAGAAGTTGTTTGCCCGTGAGTCAAGATCCGCAAGAATTGCTTCATGATTCCAGTAATGGTAGTGGTCAATGATGTTACGAGATTCACTCGCCATCCCAGTTCTTGAAGAATTGATTGAAGTCAGGTCCGTCATTGTTTCGCTTTCGCTTCTTACTCTTGTTTCCCAGATAAAAGTTCTTGTCGTAATATTGAAAGTTGGTAAATCCAGACCAACCTGTGTTGTGTAGTCCTTTGGTTTCCATCTTGATGCCGTGCTTAACAAACCAAGCACCTAGATTGTATCGTAACTGTTTTACCGAGCCAGGATAACATTCTTTGGATGGATTCCAATCACGAGCATCCATCTTTAAAAGAATACCAAATCCTAGATTAATGAGCTTCTTACCAATCCAAATTTTAAATGTATTAAATGTTTTCATAATGCGGGTAAAGGGAATCGAACCCTTGTCTACTGCTTGGAAGGCAGTCGTGCTACCATTATACCACACCCGCGTGCTCTGTCAAGTACTTTTTGAGAGCAAGATCTTTGGCCTTAGTTTCCAACATGACATCGTATTCGCGCTTAGTAAAATACTTAAATGCAGGAATAGGACCACGAATATAATCTGAGTGTGCTTGAGGTCGCTTACCTGGAGCAGATTCGGAGTAATGAATCTTTGGAACTTGATCTTCTGGCCAAGTAGAAAAACACAAATTTACTGCTTGTTCCACAGTTTCATTAGAACAAAAGCGGTGATGGTGAAAATCGTAAACCAGACGAATTCCACACTTAGAGTAAATCAAGTCATACAATTCCTTTGGAGACCACATGGACGGCTTGTCATCATTTTCCAAAGTTAGTTGCATTTTTAGTGCAGGATTCAACCGCTTAAAATTTTCACAAAAACGTTCTGCGGTAGTCTGCTTGTCTTCATAAACACCACCAACATGAATATTAATGTTGAAATCGTGATCATGACCCAGCAGGCTACCAATCAGTTGGTGCATTTCCAGTGATCGCACAGCCTTCACCACGATTGCGCTATTAGGGCTTGCAAGGCACGTGTACGGCCCAGGATGGCACGACAGGCGAATACCCGCCTGACGAGCAATAGAGCCTGCCTCAACCAACTCAGAAACAATATCCTGATGGTGCTCTCGTGACAGGTCTCCTAGAGCATACCCTAGATCAGGATGATCCATAAATGGAAAAATTTCACTACTAACACGGAACATTTGAATTCCGTTATCACGGTTCCACTCCATGATCTTAACCAGATCTTTACTATTTTGAAGTGCCAGTTGACCTACACGATCCAAACTAAAACCAGACATACGCAGAGTGCGGCTGGTAGTAATTTGATCCTTCTTCTTAACGCCTTCGTTAAGACTCAGGTTCATACAAGCGTAACCAATTTTACGAATAGGCATAATGAAGTGACCCCAGCGGGACTCGAACCCGCAGTCATCGCCTTGAAAGGGCGAGGATTTGGCCAGTTAATCTATGGGGCCGTAACTGTATTACTATACTACTTTTTTGGTAGAGCGCAAGAATTATTTGCGCATTTCATACAAGATTTCATCGGCTTCTTAAACCAATTTTGACGAATAACATCCATAATCACAAACGGAAATAGTACAGCTAAACACGCAAACAAAGCAAGATCAGATACCAAGTCGTTTTGGTTTTTCATAGTGTTCTAGTTTAAGATTTCCGTGCTCGTCTTCATAAATAAAAGAACAATTTTCTTTTTCTGTCCAACAACCCGTATTTGCGTATACGATTTCGTCTATTTGTTTTATTTTAGGATCGTGTATATGACCACAAATTATACCATCATACTTGTGTTGTTTGCAGTACTTAATAATAATACTTTCAAACGTATCCAAAAATTGTGATGCTTTTTTAAATTTAATTTTAATGTGCTTGGATAACGACCAGTACTTCATTCCAAACATGCGTCGAAACCAATTTAACACATCATTCAGATCCATCATGATGTCGTAGCCTACATCACCCAGTTTATACAAAATGGGAGAAAATGTAAATTTTGCAATAAAATCAAATTGATGACCGTGCATTACTATGAACTTTTTACCAGAACTGGTTACGTGTTCTATAGTATCGTGCATATCAATATTTCCAAAAATATTGTGATTTTTAAATTTACTTAAAAATTCATCATGATTACCCAGCACGTAATGAATTTTAGTTCCTTTACGAGAATGTCGTAAAAGACGTTCAATCACTTCCACGTGAGAAGACTGTTTATCTTGACTAAACGAAAAGGCTTGCTTAAAACGCCAAATATCAATTATATCACCAACAAGATATATTTGATCAAACTCGTTTTCTTTTAAAAAACTATTAATTCGATCTGCTTTGCTTTTTTTAGAAGCAATATGTAAATCTGAAATAAAAACAGTTTTGTAATGCATCTACAATTATCTATTATTTGTAGACGTCTTGTTGTGCTTCTGCTTTAGGTTTGTATCAGGTTGAATTTGCTTAGGAAAACTTCCACGCATACCTTTACTGATAATCATGTGAATATTGTTTATGTCTTTTTGAGTAAACAACATGCCACTGCTTGTCATGTACTTTAATACATTTCTAGTAACTGTATCTGCGAGAGTTTGTTGCTTGGATTTGTTCATAAACATATTTAGTAGGATACCAGAGACTCGAACTCTGCAATAGATCGTTATAAGCGATCCTGTCCCACCCGAGACTTGTATCCCATGCGCTTATTCTACCTCAGATTCAGCAGAAAGCAAGTTAATTCGTGACTTTTTATTAGCAACGTGACCATTTTCGTTTCGGATCATATAGTTGGACTTTTGACGGTCGTGGTCATTACCAAGACGGTAATTAATATCAGTAATGCCCATACCAATCAATTCTTCCTTGTGAGTATCAATGAAAGCAATAAACTTATTGCAAGCATTAATTGAATCTGATTCAGGTGTTGTCAGTGGAAAGTCCATGTGCAGTCGAAACATCGATTGGCTCCTGTTCTTGTGTAATGTACTGTCTAATCTGATCTCGTAGCTGTACCATACGGCCACGAATTACTGTGAGTTGTGCACTCATCTGATCTAGTTCTGCTTGTAGTACATCTAACGCTTGTAGATCACTTGGTTTAGGTTGTCTCATAGGGTAATAATTCCTTGATCTGTAGTATAATGAATCTCATGAAAAATTTCTTGACACCATGGAAGACAAAGTTCACACGGCCTTGCAATACGAAGTGCACCAAATCGATTAAAACGGACGTTAAGCAGCGTTAGCTTCTTGTCACGAAGATTACGAGGAACCTTGCGATAAGCGTCCAATTCGGAGTGCATTTCATCAAATGCGTATCCAATAACCTTGGCCTTTGGATGTGTCTTGAAAAAATTACGACCTGTTGCTACAATTCGACTCTTATGTAGAATAAAAGAAAGATGTTTCTTTTGGCGAGGCAATTCCATACAAAGCGGAAAAGCCTGCTCCAGATACTCATCAATAAGAGTGTTGGTCATAATAACTATTATACATCACTTCTGCTTAGAGTCAACTTTTTTAGCAAACTTTTTTTTCTTTTTCTTAAAAATATCATCCCAGTTTTTGGAATACTGTTTCCAGTTTACTGGTCGATACTGATCGCCTTTACCTGCATCATGTTTCCCGCCCACATTAACTCCTATTAAATTTTGATGTTTTAGTTTCCCACCAAAAATGAACCATATCTTTATTCCCATTAAAATGTATAGGACAAATATCTGGAATAAATATAGAATTTAAGTCGCAAGCAATACAACAAAACAATAAATTAGTTCTTGAATAACCGTAATCTAATAATTTATTTTTCACACGTTTAAAATTATTACCAGATAAACAACCACTGTCTACTACGATCAATTTATCATATGGATCTAATTGATTGGGATGAATGGTTGTTTCAAATTCCGATTGATACGGAATATTAACAGGCTCTATATCAATAGGTCCATCTTTAGTAGATAATTTATGAGCCACTAGTTGGGCCATAATACCAGAATACTCATAACTTAATTGAAGTATTGCTGTTGTGTCTGTAATAAATTGCCTGGAACGAATATCACAACAAATTTTATCTATTGCTTGTAGTTCCCAATCTTTATCGATCAATAAATTATTTTTCATATTAAACTCTCGAAACTGGGCTCGAACCAGTGACCCGCGAGTTAACAGCTCGCTGCTCTACCAACTGAGCTATTCGAGAAATCCTTTTAATCCTTAAATCGTGTAAACTTAGGATTATTTTTGTTGTACTCTAAAACAGTTTCTTTTACGTCCATATCCGTAAGTGCTTCACTAATAGTGTTACGAATACAAAGAAGTTCATCGTAAGAGTATCCGTCAATCATTTCATCACAGTCAGTTGCTTGAAAGCAAGCAAGAAACTTACCAGGGTTCAGAGGATCTGGAAACACTGTGATCATTGGCTTACGAACATCATCAAGACGATTCACACCAGTTGCAACAAATACGTTTTGTTTATGCATAATTAATCCTGTAAAAATTCACGTTGATTAGAATTTTCTGTTAGACGATTACGAGAGTTTTCGTAATCACGACGAACATTTTCTAGAATAGTACGGTTGGCGTCAAACCAACCTGCACGAAACTCATCCCAATACACACCAATTTCACTAGTTGAAGGCATCTCTCTGCCTTCCATTCGAGAATCATACCCGCTTCGATACGCTTGACCGGGAACGTACTTTGGTTGGTTCATTTGAACACTCCTTTGATTGAGCAATATTCATTCCAAATTGCATGCCTAGCAAAAACAATTGAACGCAGCATAAAAAACATATAAAGTAAATAAACCAGTATTCCATACAATCCTTTCTTTAAAACACACCCGGCTGGGTTCGAACCAGCGACCTTAGCATTAGAAGTGCCACGCTCTAATCCAACTGAGCTACGGGTGTTAACTGATTACTCAGTCAGCCCCAACCAGCTTCAAGCCTTGTGGTGCAACAACCTTCTTTGGTGAAGGAGTAGAAAGACCAGTCTTGAAAGACATGTATTGGGTTTCAATTTCATCTTGTGCCTTTAGAGTCAGATACACAAAGTCGGCTGGTAGATCAATACCATTCTTTGTTTCGGCAAAAGGCATCCATCCAATAAAAGCTAGACGACCATCTGGAGTAGGAACAAGGGCCATAGGATCCTTGATGTTCCAACCAGTGTCCGTCTTAGTAGCACGGCAAAGAACGTCTTCACCTGTCTTCATACGCATAATTAGAGTTTCAGTGTTTTCCATAGTACCCATAATATATCTCCTAAATTAAGATTTGCAAGCACAAACACCAAAGATTTTCTTCCAAAGAGGACAATCTTCTGGTTTCTCCACAGGCCAACAATTGCCGGGATTCATTTTGCAAACAAGTTCTGAGTTTTGTAGTGCAGATTTTACACCCATAAGAACTTGTTCTTCAGTTAATACAAGATCAACAGTACGTCCATTAATATCGGTTTTAGCATAGAATAAGTTTTCCATAATAACCTCCGATTTATTTATAAAGAAAATCTGTCCTTTTTAGAAGGACAGATTTCCCATGACCAAACAAATTGTAAACTCAGCGAGTCTTGTAGCGAGTACCGTCTGCACGGAACTTGAACATACGACGACCCGGATGAGTGTCCTTCATGAAGTATTGGGTACGACCGGTTGAACTCATACGAGTCTCAACGCGCCAGTTACCAAACTCTTCAACGATCTCGCGGATATCGCTGATGGTTGCACGGAGGTTCTGCACGCCGAAACGGGCACGAGCCTCAGCAGCAGTCAGAGTACGGCCACGCTTGCTCAGATAGTTAATCACCTTGTTTTGCTTAGTAATAGTACGCATAATAAAACCTTTCTAGAAATTTTAGGACATTCGGTTATTACCATTCACTGTCCTGTGATGAATGGCTTACGTTTAGTTAATATACATCTAAAATAACGGGTGTCAAGAAATCATTAAATCTTTTCTGCGATTTCTCGCACCTTCATCCACTCTGGACGACGGTAATCGTCCATGGGAGGAAATTGTGACTTCTTGAGAACTGGATGATTGAATGCTTGCTTCATGTCTGCCATGATCAAGTTAAGATCTTCGATATTAGCACCGAATACACTGGACTGACTCACAGTGTGATCAATGGGTTCATCATCAATGTAATACACTTCATGAATACCATACCATGGAGTTTCATTAGTATCATCCACAATAATACGGTAATTCCAAGTTAGTTTTCCACTCATTGGTTGTATTCCTTTCGTTCTTGATCACGCTTCTCGCAAATCAGTTGCCATTCCTTATCATCGTTTGGAAGATAAGTGGCTTCAGCAATATCAACTTCCACCACAGTGGCTCGCCAACCGTCTGGAAGAACCACAACACTGCCGTGTTTCATTTCCTCATTCATTCGTGTGACTTCTTGATTTAAGGTACGGTTATTGATTGTATGATTTGGTCGAACCAATAAAATTTTACGAGTCATTACTTTTTCCTCTTTCTACCCATAAGTAGGACGGGTGGGACTCGAACCCACACTACGAACATTTTAAGTGTTCCGACTCTGCCATTGGTCTACCGTCCCAAAAGTGCCCCCTGTAGGGATCGAACCTACGACCTATAGATTAAAAGTCTACTGCTCTACCAACTGAGCTAAGAGGGCTATTCACTTGTCACACATATACTATACACCAAAAAAAGCCTGTGTCAAGTAATTCAAACAAAAAACCTCACTTTTTAGGTGAGGTTTTTTAAGAGTTATTTGTACGATTCTGTTAGACTCTAATCACAGACAACGCTGAAGTTGTAGCACCTTCAGAAAGCTTTTATAATATAAAATAAAGTGTCTTTAATAATTCTTAGCAATACTAGGAAGACGACCAAGCCGTTCTAGGGCTTCGCGGGTCTTCTTCTTGGCATTTTCAGCAATAGCAAGTTGACGATCTCGCGTAGCATTACGCTTACGCTTACGGTGCTTCATGAAAACTTTACGAGTAGGTGTATTAGCCATAATGTTTATTATATACTACGGTTTAAACAAGTCAAATAATTTATCCCAAAATCTTTTAATAAAATTTGGAAATCCTAGAGGTCCTCGTTGTAGGCTGTACTGCCAACCAGACAGATCTGTGGCTCTCATAAACTCTTCGGCACTCATTCTGGAGGACTGAGTGGAAATGCTTCTCCACAGTTTAATTTCATTAGACAACACCTTAATCTGTTTTAACAGAAGTTCTTGGTATTGAGTATGAAGATCTCGGCAATTCTTATCACACATTATGAAAAGATGTTATTAATCTGTCGGTTCACTCGTATAAACGTAGTACACTTTGGAAGATCCTTGAGACGAGCAGCACCAACATATGTACAAGCAGAACGAACACCACCAAGAATTTGTTGCATCACACCAGCCACGGGACCTGCTGGTTCAACAAACACTCGCTTTCCTTCTGCTGCACGATATGTTGCCACTCCTCCAGAACGCTTCTCCATTGCTGCTGCCGAGGACATCCCGTAGAACTCCTTGCCCTCTTCTGTGACTTGACCTGCTGATTCGTCTGTACCAGCAAACATTCCACCAATCATAACAAAATCTGCACCCGCTCCAAATGCCTTGGCTACATCACCAGGACAGG